TAATGATTCTTTCCAATCAATGTGCAGAAAATTAGCGAAGATAATGGAAGGTGAAAGAAACAAATTTGCACTAAAGGTAGATGATCTTATCTTTGGATCAGGTGGTTTACTTCAGTATCTCTACAGATATAATTGTGATCAACAATGCTGCACTAGCAGCAAAGGACCTCAGGTATGCCAAGGACCTCCAACGCAGATGCCGAATCCACCTGCACAATTAATCAGAGATGCAATGGATTGTGATCGACTCTTTAGAATAGATGATTCCTTTGTCGATAATGCATCAAATGCATGTATATGTCAAATCTGCAACGGAGATAGTTGGAACGGCCCGCCTGCTGACTTTACATGCGGAAGGTGTCAAGAAGCATTTAATAGCGATCCTCTGAGGAAAGAATTTGAAGAAAAAACCAGTTCGCCAAAACGACTCTTACAAGAAATAAAAACTTGCATTCAATGTCCTTTGCTTGGAAATAAAAGAAGACGATTCTGGAATAAAGATCTTGGTAACGGAGGAGCGAATCCAGAATGGATAGAATGTCTTGGTCCGGGAAATACTTCAACAGAAGATTGTCCTTGCGCATATCAAGACAATGTTTGTGCAGTTGGTAATGATGCTCCAAATATTGGTCCAACCGAATCAACACCCGGCGAAGATATGGATTGTGGAGACAATCCAGAATGGGGTAATGAGTTTGATCCCGGTAATCATAGTGTATGCTATGGAACTTGCAGATGTGCTTTATCAGACTGCACACAACCACAAAATGGATCCTACAGTCGCTGTGAGTGTCCAGCGAAGGAAGATCCGGGAGCGCCTGGAAATTGTGCCCACGGAAAGGGTTGCACTGATTACAGTCGAAACAAAGTAGCGTTAAATCGGGAAGACTCGGAAACTATTAAGAATTCCACTGGCGCTTGCTGGGACATTTTATGCCCAACAAATGTAGCTAACTCAGATTTTCAGCCAGTTGTATCTGGTGAACAAGCGTGCAAACCATGCGAAACGGGTCTTGCAGGAAGCACAGATAGTGGTGAACTTGAATATCCTCAATATCTAATAAGATGCGACAGAGATTCTGATTGTCTTCAAAATATGGGATATTATTGTTCCCCCACCGGATTCTGTGCATCATCGGACGAAGAAGCCTTCGAAAATATGTTTGTGAGAAGAAATAATAGAGACGAATTACCACCAGATATGGGTTCAATCTAATGTCAACACAGTTCAGATCTAGAATTAAAACAGTAGCGTTTTATGGCGAAGAAGAATCTGCCGAAGGTGGATGCTGTCTTCCTGACGGAACAAAAATTAGTGCCACTATATCAGAATGCAACAAACAAGGCGGTTATTTTCAATTAGGAGAATTGGACACAATCCAATGCCCTGATCGCGGATTGACCGGAACATGTTGTGCTTGCAATTATATAAAAGAATTTAACGGAGATTTTAATTCATTCTTAGATGCAATTGAATCTGAACAAGGATATGCCACTTATTACAATCAATCAGGACAAAATATCATCGATGATGGATTTGATACTAGAACATTTGGTATAAAAGAAAATACATCTCAGTGCGAATGCAATCGATATGGTGGAAATTGGTTCTATGGACCTCTAAGCGAAATAACTCAAATAAAAAACTTATGTGGTGATCTAGGTAGAGATACTAGAGTTCCCGGTTCATGCTGTCACCAGTTAGTTAACGACGACGGAACTTTAGGGGATGTAGTTTGCACAAATATTTGCACATCACTAGAATGTGGTAATTTAGCAACAACAGACTATACTCCTCAATATGGAGGAACAAGAATTCCGGACACTCATACAGTCTGTGGTAGAAGTTATAACGGAAACGAAGACGGTGCTTTAGGCTGCTCAGATGGAGATGGTTCTGATGGACAGCAAGAGCAGCAAAGAGTGCCGAGAGAGGATGTTGTTGGATCTTGCTATGAAATCAATTTAAAAAATAATAATTTCGAACATAGTTGCAGCAGAAAAACGGAAAAAGGCTGTGATAATGTGAATGGATTCTGGCCAGATAAAAGTATTTCGTGCGACGGAACTAGTGGTGGATTATACGCACCAAATAAATCGACAGGATCCTTCATCGTCACTCCACCCTCAGTTAAATCTACTGATATTACTTTACCATCTGTAGGGGAGGAATATCAAGGTGGAATTTATATCGGGACATACGAACCAGGTCATAGTGTTATTTCTTACAGAAACGAAAGAACTAAAAGTTTAACCAATGATATTGCAAGAAACTATGGATATGGGCAACAATTAGGAAAATGGGCTTTAGTTCTATATCCAAGATTTTACGGTGATCCTGCTAATACAGTTACGCTCACCACTCGAACTTTGTATAGAACATTTGAATTTTCAGATAAAAAGAAAGCATACCCGACTTCATATTATGATGGTTTCTACAACACTTATGGAAACAACAAAGATTATCTAGGACCTCGATCACAATTATATAACGACATAAGAAGTCTGACTAAGAATGGATTTAATGACTGGTATATTCCTAGTATAGATGAACTTTCATTTATCCATAAGAATCTCACAAAGACTGTTCTTTATGAAAAAGTAAACAAAACAACCAGAGAATCTAAAGCAGTACTGCCAGGATACTTTGGAACAAATATTATGTCTTCGACTTTTTACAGCAGTAAAGACATCTCGAATCCAGAATCAAGCATTCTTGGGGATCAAATCATAAATGGAAAGACCTATATGTGGGGTCAAAATTTCGCTTACGACGCCAATATAAATAACTATGGTTTGAGATTTTACATAGACAGAACTACACCTCTGTCGGTTCCTTTAGTTCGAAGAATACTTATAACATAATGGAGATTACAAATGGGTGATTGTGGTTGCAACAAAAAAGGCAAAGATCAGGGAAAATCCCCAGAGGAAGCGAAAAAAGAGTTCAGAAAACAGGTAGAGCAAAGCCAGCAGTCCAAGGTGTCAATGGTAAAAAGTTTCGCAACCTCGATCGCTTCCCGAGGTCTAACAAACAAAAAGACAACTAAACCCATCAAACAACTTAGAGTTCTAAGTTGTTTGGGTGACGGCAAAGAACTTCCGCCATGCGAACACCTCAAAGAAAGCGTAGTACAGTCAGGTAAAATGTACTGCGGAGGATGTGGTTGTGGAGACAAGCCAGGAACTTGGCTATTAGGAGACGGAGAAGAATATAGTAAGTTAGACTATCCTCGTCTTAATTGTCCTCTACAGATGCCTGGATTTACAAACTACGAAGCGAGTGATCCTGATGAGGCAAATGAGCCGGTGACAAGAAGATACTACATCGAACAGATTCCATACGAAAAAATGGAAGAAGTTCCCGTTTCTATGCCGGAAATGCCCGAAGAACTAAGGAAACTTCTGGAAAAGGAAAAAACAGAAGATTGATTTAGATACATACTTCGAAGGAGCAACTCATGGCAAAAATCTCCTCGAAAGAAGAGTTAATTAACTATGCTTTTAGACGCCTCGGCGCACCCGTAATTGAAATTAATGTAGATTATGAGCAAGCCGAGGATCGTCTGGAAGATGCACTTGAGTACTTTCAAGAGCGTCACTTTGACGGTGTAGAGAGAGCGTATTTTAGGCATCAGGTAACGGCAGAAGACATCACTAATCGATATGTGAATACAGATTCGTTTGGTGCAATCAATGGATCTACTGCCGCTGATCAACCCACCGGCAAAGATATTGTTAGTGTGGTTAAAGTCTTCCAATTCTCTGATTTTGCCAACATAAACATGTTTGATATCAGATATCAGATGGCTCTGAGTGACTATTTCGGAATCAACCGAGGACTTGGAGGTAGTTCTGCTCTTGGATTGGCTTCTTATGATTCTACTAAGAGATATATCACTCTGATACAAGATCTGTTTAATCCAGAAAAACCACTAACATTCAGCAAAGTCTCAAATAGAGTTCATATTCCAATGGACTGGGGACAAGAGTTGGATGTTGGTGATTACTTAGTTTTCGAAACTTATGTTGCATTAAATCCAGAAATTTTTACCCAAATTTACAGTGATAGGTATTTTAAAGAATACTTCACTGCTTTAGTCAAAAGACAATGGGGACAGAATCTTTCTAAGTTTGATGGAGTTCAACTGCCTGGTGGCGTAATGTTAAGGGGCGGACAAATTGTTGCAGAAGCAAATGCTGAAATTTTGCAAATCGAACAAGACGCACTTCGAAGTTACGAACTTCCAGTGGACTTTATGACTGGATAATTAAATGGCAACTAACCCATATATTCGACAGGGAAATTCCAACGAGCAAGATTTAGTAGAAGATCTTACCATAGAAACAATCAGGGCTATGGGACAGGATATGGTTTTCATTCCTCGGACTTTGGCAAATCTTGATGAAATTTTAGGTGAAGATGCAACTAGCACATTCTCTAATAGTTTTCCGTTGGAAATGTATATACAGTCAGTTGCTGGATTCGAAGGGCCTGGTGATGTACTTTCTCAAATAGGCCTTGATATTAAAGACAGAATGAACCTAGTTGTCGCAAGAAAAAGATTCGAACAAGAAATTACACCAATTATCCCCACCATAAAAAGACCCAGAGAAGGTGATTTGGTATATTTTCCTCTTAGTAGGACAATGTTTGAAATAAATTTCGTGGAGCATGAGAATCCATTTTATCAAGTAGGAAAACTCTACTCATACGAATTACAATGTGAAGTCTTCACTTACAGCAACGAAGAGTTCAATACTGGGGAAACTACAATCGACGAATTAGAATCTGACAGAGAAGGACTGAGTGGCGATATTGTAATACCAATGGATCCGACAGGAATCACCGCTGGTGATAACGATAAGTTACAATCAGAAGGATCTTCTATAATTGACTTTACTGATAAAGATCCATTCTCGGAGGGTAATTACTGATGTTTCAATATTTTTATAACGAATCTTTAAGAAAATTAGTGGTCGCATTTGGTAATTTGTTTAACCAAATTCAAATCGGTAAATATGACGAATCAGATAATATTACGGAAAAAATAAGAGTTCCTCTTTCTTATTC